AAAAAAATAAAATAACAGATAATTTTTATAACCAAAAAACAACAGATAAAGATTTATCTGTAAGATATAACACAGGCAAGGGTAATTTTGGTGCTACTGTTACAAAAACAAAAAAAAGTAATCCATTTAGTGGTTCGATGTCAGGTAAAGGTGTAACAATTCAAGGCACGGTGTATTTAGACAAAATATTTGGTAACAAAACAGGAGGCGTTATGAAAGTTAAAAAAGCAGGGTTAGGTGCAGCTATGATATTTAAAGATGATATCAGAGGTAAAGGAGCTTTATTACCAGCGTTTGGTTTAGCAGGTATGGCTAAGTACCAATCCATGAATAAAAAAGATAATATGCCAGAAGATAAAAAAGCATCTGGTATAACTAAAAAAGAAACACAGGGTATGGCACTAGGTGGCATGACCCCACAAGGAACAGGCTCTTATTTAAAACAAGATATTGATGGAGATGAAAGTTTTACAAATGCATCAGCACTAGCTTATTATAAAGGCATGGTGTAAGTGTCAGGATTAAAGAAATGGTTTGCTCAAAAGTGGGTAGACATTGGCAGTAAGAAAAAAGACGGTAGTTATTCTAAGTGTGGACGAAGTAAACAAAAAGCAGATGCCAAGAGAAAGTATCCTAAATGTGTACCACTAGCAAAAGCTAGAAGAATGACAGAAGGACAAAGAAGAAGTGCAGTGAGTAGGAAAAGAGCGAAAGCTCAAGGTGTAGGTGGTAAGCCAACAAATGTTAAAACATTTGCAGCCTTTAAAGGAGGCATAGTAGATAAATATTATAATGGAGTTTTGTGATGACTGATAAAAAAAAACCTTTTCCTACTGGTGTATCAGGTCCCGCTTTTGGAACAGAACCTTACAAAAAAGGAGATTATACAAGGGCTTATTTTGAGAGAATGAATAAAAATAAAAAACCTAAAAAACCAAAAGTTAAAAAAATTGATGTTGCTAAAGGAGACTTAGTTGATTTTGGAATGTTGTCTGTAAAATATGGTGTAGATAATAACCCTAATCCCACTCATGCTGATAGAATAGCAGCAGCAACTAAAGGCAAAAAACCTAAAACAGCAGAAGCAGGCACAGGTAAATTTATGGTAAAAGGTATGGGTGCTGCAATACGAGGCGGTTTAACAAAAGGTTCAAGTTAGGAGGACAAAATGGGATTTGATTTTAAAAAGTTTTTAGCGAGTGGTACAAAACCAGTAGAACAACGTGGTAAAGGAGCAAGACCTAAAGGTTCTCCAGAACCGACTGTGTTTAAAGGACCTCAAGATAAAAAAAAGAAAATTGTTGAAAAAAGCAATCAGTTTAGTAAAGCAGTTGAAAAATCACAAAAAAAAGCTAAAGAAAAAAAAGATAGAAACAGAACAAATTTTAGCAGTAAAAATTTAATACAAAAAAATACATCAAAAGTTAAAAAAAACAATGTTAAATTAAAAACTAATTTACCTACTTATAGTCAAATACAAAAAACAAAAAACATACAAGATGCTAAAGATTTATTTAAAGGGTCAAATTTAACCCCAGTTTTTACCGATAAAAAAACAGGTAAATTAAAAGCTGCTGTAACAAGAGAAGATTTAATTAAAAAAGGTTATGACCCAAATAAAAAAAGTTCTTTAACAAAATATTTAAATGAATTAAATAAACAAAATGTTACAATAGCTAAACAACTAGCAGAAAACAAATCTTTAGAAGCTGAAAACAAAGCAAAAGGTTTACCAGGTTTAAAAACAGGTGGTATCACAAAAAGAAGATTTGGTGGTATAGCAATCAAAGGTGTTAAGGACCCAAACAAAATTTTTAAAGGTTAGGATGATATATGGCTACATCAGGGACAACTTCATTCGATTTAAATATAGACGACATAATTCAGGAGGCCTATGAAAGATGTGGAGTACGCACAAATAGTGGGTATGATTTAAAATCAGCAAGAAGAAGTTTAAATATTCTTTTCAGCGAATGGGGAAACCGAGGAGTGCATCTTTGGAAAGTAAGCCTGCAAGAACAACTGTTGACAGCGGGAACGAGAACATACGATGCACCAAGCGATGCAAACGATATATTAGAAGCTTACATAAGCACTACTACGGGACTTACAACTTCAACAAACGAAGTGTCTCTAACTAAAATATCAAGAAGTGAATATGCAGCACTACCTAATAAAGGATCACAAGGTCAACCAAGTCAGTATTTTGTCGATAGACAAACTACACCAAAAATTACTTTGTATCAGACACCAGATGCATCAACATACACTTATTTAAAATATTATTATTTAAAAAGGATAGAGGATGCAGGTTTATATACTAATCAAGCTGACGTGGTTTTTAGATTCATTCCATGTATGGTGGCTGGTCTTGCCTACTATTTAAGTATGAAAAGAGCACCACAATTAGTGCAAACCACTAAATTAGTGTATGAAGATGAATTACAAAGAGCATTAACAGAAGATGGTCAAAGAACTTCTGTGTATATTACTCCACAAACTTATTATCCACAAGGTGCATAATGGCTTACGCAAGAGGTAAATACGCAAAAGCAATATCTGATAGATCTGGAATGGCTTTTCCTTACAGAGAAATGGTTACAGAGTGGAATGGTTCATTCGTACATAAATCAGAGTTTGAACCTAAACATCCACAAATAAGAAGGAAGCACATAAAAGCAGATGCTGTGGCTCTAGCTAATGCTAGGCCAAGACAAAAAGATGATAATAAAGATTTTATACTTTACATAAGTAACGGTTTTTTCTCTTCAACTGGGGACTCTGGTATTACAGGTGGAGCAAGTATGTCTCCTGATACTAGTGACAATATATTAGGAACAAAACTTACAGCAGTTGAGGTAACAACATTTTTAGGTTCTGTTGATGTGGTGATATCATGAGTATAACACATTCTGCTTTTTTAACACAAATTCGTAATTATACAGAAGTAGATTCTAATGTTTTGTCTGATACAATACTAGATCAATTTATTAGAAACATTGAATTAGACATTGCTGGCAAAGTAGATTACGATGATATAAGAAAATATGTATTAGCATCTACAACCGCAAGTCAAAGATTTTTAAATACTCCAGACGATATTTTAGTTATAAGGTCTATACAAATTATTAATTCAGGAACAAGAGATTTTTTAGAAAAAAGAGATACCTCTTTTATAGCTGAATTTAATCCTACTGATGCAACGGGACAACCAAAATATTATGCTAACTGGAATGAAAATGTTTTTTTATTAGCACCTGTTCCAGATCAAGTCTATGACATACAAATGAATTATATAAAAAATCCACCTCACTTTAGTTCAACAAATCAAACATTTTTATCTAAATTTCAAGAATCTTTATTATTACATGGTGTGTTAACAGAATGTTTTAGTTATTTAAAAGGTCCTATGGATATGTACAAACTATATCAAAGTAAGTATAATGAAGAGATACAGGCGTTTATGATACAACAAACTGGAAGACGTAGACGTTCTGAATATGATGACGGAGTGATGAGAATGCCCATACCCTCACCATCTCCATAACTTAAAGGAGTAAAATATGGCAATAACAACAAGTGTAGTAGCAAACGTATTTAAAAGAGATGTTTTAAAAGGAACTCATAACTTTACTAATCCTGGTGGAAACACTTTTAAATTAAGTATGTATACATCAAGTGCAACTCTTGGTAAGTCAACAACATCTTATACATCTGATAACGAAGTAAGTTCACCATCAGGTTATTCAGCAACTGGAAAAGCTCTAGCTGCTGTTACACCAGTTTTAAGCACTGATACTGCTGTCGTGGATTTTGCAGATTTATCTTTCGTAGGTGTTACACTTACAGCAAGAGGTGCTTTAATCTATAACGACTCAGCTACTGGTGATCCAGCAGTTGCAGTTTTAGATTTTGGTGGAGATAAAACAGCTACTTCAGGTACATTTACAATACAGTTTCCAACTGCTGACGCATCAAATGCTATTTTAAGAATAGCATAGGAATAAAAAATGGCTAACGCTTGGGGTGAAGCCTCCTGGGGACAAAACGCTTGGAATAAACAATCGGATGTTGACCAAACACCTACTGGCGTTTCTTCAACAGGTGCAGTCGGTTCTACTACTGTAACAGGAACTTGTACAGTCACAGTTACTGGAGTATCTGCTTCTAGTAATGTAGGAACAGTAACTGCTGGTATAGCTGTAGACCCTTTTACAGTTACAGGTGTTTCTGTAAGTTCTTCAATAGGTTCATCTAGTGTTGGTTTAGGAAGAATAGAAACAGTTACTGGAGTAAGCTCCTCTACTGCAATCGGAGCTATAACCATACCCACGGAATTTTTAATTAATACAGGTTGGGGAAGAGGTGTTTGGAATGGAAGAGCTTGGGGTGAAAGATATTCAGTAGAGGCTACTGGAGTATCAGTAACAAGTGCTGTAGGATCAAGTACAACACAAGCTAATGCAGACGTTTCAGTTACAGGTGTAAGCGTATCAAGTAACGTTGGCTCAGTCACTACAACAGCGTTTGCTACAGTTTCACCAACAGGAGTACAAGGAACTTCTGCTTTGGGAACTATATCACTTGAACAAGATACTAACGAAACAGTAAGTGGTTTAAGTTTAACAAGTGCTATTGGCGATCCAGTTACAGGACAGAAAACTCCAGTTGATGTTACAGGAGCAAGTGTAACAAGTAATGTTGGCTCAGTTACAGTTACAGGAACAGCAAGTTTTACTGTAACAGGTGTTTCCTCAACAGGTGCTGTAGGAAGTATTACACCTATATCAACTTATTCTGTAACAGGTGTTAGCATAACAGGTAATGTTGGAAGTGTGACAATAGATACAATAAGTAACATAGTTCCGACTAGCTTGGTATTGACGCCTAGTGTTGGAACTCCTATACTAATAGTGTGGTCAGAAATCGATACTGGCACAACAGTAACTTGGACTGAAATAGAAACAGCAGCGTAAAGGAAAAAAATATATGGCTTCAACATTTTCTACAGACTTAAAACTAGAATTAATGGCTACTGGCGAAAACGCTGGTACTTGGGGAGATAAGACAAATACAAACTTAAATTTATTACAACAAGCAATAGGTGGCTTTGAACAAGTAACATTAAGTGATGGTGGTACTTTAGCTTTAGCTATGAGTGACGCATCATTATCTAATGCTAGAAATATGGTTGTTAAATTTGCAACGATTACATTATCTGGTGCAAGTAATGTAACAGTTCCTGACAGTATAGAAAAATTTTATATCTTTGATGCAACAGCAGTAACTAACCCTACTAACTTAACAATTAAAACAGCAAGTGGTACAGGTTTTACATTAGACCAAGCAAAAATTTATGCAGCTTACGCTGATGGCACAAACCTCAATGAAGTATCTTTAGATACTCTTGGTGGTTCCATAGGCACTGCTGGTATAGCTGATAGTGCAGTTAGTACGGCAAAAATAGCAGATGACGCAGTAACATTTGCAAAATTACAACATTCAAGTGCTGCAAACAGAGTTATTGGTGCACCATCTGCTGGTGCTTTTCAAGAGGTACAAGTTGCAACAGATATGATTGCAGATGACGCAGTAACACAAGCAAAAATAGGACCTGGTGCAGTGGGTGCTACAGAGTTAGCAGCAACATCAGTGTCTGCTGGTACATACACAGCAGCTACTATAACAGTAGACGCAGATGGGAGACTAACAGCAGCATCTTCTGGTTCAGGAGGTAATCCTGGATTTGATGTGGGTGGTAACACAGGAGTATATCAAAGAGGTCCTGGTTCTGGAACTTTTACAACTAATCCTGGCACATCGAGAATACAAGTATTTGTGATTGGTGGGGGTGGTAATGGAGGCAATCCAGGTACTCATCCAGAGGGCAGAAAATATAATGGAGGTTTTGGTGGTAATGGTGGTTTTGGGTATTTTAATATAGCTACACCATCTCAAATAGGACCTTTATCTTTTTCTGCTGGTGGAACAGGAGGAGCTTCTTCTTTTGCACATCCAGCAGGTACTATTACGGCAAATGGTGGTAACAATGGTAATAATGCTAATGGCACTAATGAACAAAATGGTACTCCTGGTAGTGATGGAAGTATATCCTCTCCAGCACCTGGCATATCAGCAGGTATCACTTTTACTAATGTCTCAGATTGTGCAGCTATGGCAGGATCAGGACCTAGTCGTGGTCAACAAACTCCAGCACCTGGAATTACTACAGTAGATGGGGGAGCTGGTCTTGGTGGTTCTCCACAGTTTGGAGGAGTACAAGTAAGTTTATCCACTGGTGCACCTGGTATTGTAGTTGTTAAAGAAAACGCTTCATCATAAGGAGAAAGTATGGCAAATTGGTACGCATTTAATACAGCAGATAGAATTTTTAAAAGATGCATTGATAATGATACTATAAAAAATAGTGAGTATTATAGTGCAGAGCATTGGACTATTAAAGAAGCCACTGATGCAACTGAATGGTCAAATGTTTTATTAGAAAAAAGAATTCCTATATTAGGTAGTGATATGTCTACTATTACCTATGAAGATGTCGAAGGGGATTATGTTATTTTTGATGCTGTAGATTATGAAAATAAAAAAAATAATTTACTCAATGAAATTAATGCTTTTCTTCTTAATGCAAATGATATAAATAATTTAAAGTCTGACTGGACAAGTATAAGAACGGCTATATTAAATATTGATGTTTCTTCTGAAACCTTTCCAATAAATAAAACACTACCTGAGTATTTAAAGAGTAAAAGCATAGCTAAATATACATACTTGCTTATTCCTTAAAAATATGTAATAAAACTTTATGACTAAAATTATAGAGTTTATAGCTCCTAAAGATTATTTAGATTATGAGGAAAAAATAATTCATCCAGAGCCTATCAAACTACATATGTCTGATTGGTACAAAAAATTGAAAACATCTTGGGAGTATCCTACTGTAAAAAGTTGCATACCTTTTTTAGAATCAATGACTACAGGTTATGCTTTAAAAGTACCACAAGAAATGGAAATTATAGTTGAAAATGATAAAATGGAAATTAGGTTGCCAAGAAATGCCTCTATGTTTGAAGATTTAATGGAGCCACATAATCCAGAACATAAAATAAATTTACATTTTGAAAAAAGTATAAAAAGTAATTTACACTCGCAAGGTCAGTTAGGAAAAGATTGTCCGTACCATAAAAATCAAAATAAATTTAGTGATGTTGCTGATATACCTTATGTAAAAATAATGTATCCATTTAAAATAAAAACTCCAAAAGGTTATGCTTGTTTGTTTATGCCACCCTTAAATGTAGAAAAAAAAGATTACGAGATATTATCTGGTATTGTTGATACCGACACGTTTCCAATGTATGTAAATTTTCCTTTTAAAATGACTGGCAAAAGTAAAAAGGTAACTTTAAAAAAAGGAGAGATTTTTGCACAATGTATTCCTTACAAAAAAGAATCGTGGAGTTTAAAAGTAAGTGCAGATAAAGAAAGTAAAAGAGCACAAAAATTAAAAAAAATATTTTTTTTCTCTTATATAATTGATAATTATAAAAAAATAGTATGGAATAAACAGAGATGGAATTAAAAGATTACATAGAAGTATCTGATAATGTAGTACCTTATCCTATGCTTAGTAAGTTTTTAGAATATTTAAACCTATGTAAATTTGTTGAAGCTAAAACTATAGGGGAAAACGAAGATGCTAAAGTTCCTGCTGACAAAAAATTTAGAAATACTTATATATATCCTTTTAGAAATGATCATCCTGAACTAAGTAATGTGCATTGGCATAATTTACTTGGAAGTATTTTAATGCCGAAGTTTTTACAGTATGGTAAAAAAATGAAGTGCAGACCAGATATAGGTAAAATTATTGATATAAGTGCTTTAAGGTATGATGAGGGATGTTTTTATAAGTTACATACAGATCATCACACAAACATACCAAGAACATTATCTATGATTTTTTTACTTAATAATGATTACGAGGGTGGAGAACTGGTCTTTGAAGAGCAGTATGGTGATAACACATATACTATAGAAACTAAACCTAATAGAGTAATTGTTTGGTCATCAAGTTTTTTATTCCCACATCAAGTTAAAAAGGTAACGAAAGGTACAAGGTATTCAATAGTATCATGGGCATTGTAAAATATAAACACATTCCTAATTTTTTAACTAAAGATGAATTAAAAGTGTTGGGCTATTATGTTGAGTTTAAGCATAGATTAAATTATACTGATTTTGATGATAGACAAAGCACCATTATGGATACTTCTTATTATTCAGACCCCTTGATGGAAAGTTATTTATTAGCAAAAAAAGATAAGATCGAAAAAGAAGTTGGTGAGAAACTACACGCCACATATAGTTTTTGGAGAATGTATACAAAAGGTGCTGATTTAAAAAAACATAAAGATAGACCTTCTTGTGAAATAAGCGTGTCAATAAATTTAAGAGATAGTGGGGAAGACTGGGCATTATACTTTGATGGCACACCAGTTGTAACTAATGTTGGTGACGCTGTCATTTACAAAGGTATGGATGTTGAACATTGGAGAGAGCCTTTTAAAGGTGACCATCAAGCACAAGTATTTTTACACTATGTAAGAGTAGATGGTAAATACGCACACTTCTCTGGTGATGGCAGACCTATGTATGGATATCCTAAGTGATTTTTTATACAGTAGTTACAAACAATGATATGGTAGTGCCTGACATTGATATGCCAGATGAAATCCCTTGTATCTTATATCACGACTTTGATTTCGATGTAAAACCAAAAGGATATGAATTAGTTAAAATACCAAAACTTTTTGACAATCCAGTTTTTACTCAAAGATACTATAAGATATTAAGTCACAGATTTATCAGAGATGAAACTATATATTTTGATTCTACAGCTAATCTTACAAGATCAGTCATAACGAACAAATTATCGAGAAGAGGAGCAAATATATGCACAATAAACAATTGTTACAGAAGAAGTTACTTTGATGAATTATTTGATTGGTTTATCTCAGGTTATATTAGTTTAGATCAAGCAATAAAGTTTACATCTTTTCTTAAAAACATACATTTTGATTTTACTAAATTTAGAGCCTATCACAATTGGTTTGTTTATAGAAAGTATAGTCAAGAAACAATAGCATTTAATGAGTTGTGGTGGAGTTACTTTATAAAATTTGGTATAAGAGATCAACTGCCTTTTGGTATAGCTAGTGCTTATTTGGATATGAAACCTGCTACTTTAGAGGTAAATGAAGTATGTGACTTTTTTAACTCTAGAAAATACGATAGAGAGGACAAAGCATATCCACAACAAGTAAAAAATAAGTCACTTATAATGGATTTTAAAAATAAAATAAACAAAATATTACAACAAGATAATAAAATAAATGCAGTCATTCTAGGTCATAGACTTAATACATAACTTTATATATAATATCACTATGCCTTTACGAGATATAAAAATAGCACCTGGTATTAACAAGCAAGTCACACCTACTGGAGCTGAAGGAAAGTGGATTGATTGTGATAATGTGAGGTTTCGCTATGGTTACCCAGAAAAAATTGGTGGATGGATACAAAACGTAGACAAAACCTTAGTTGGTGTGGCAAG